TCGCCCAGGCTGCTCCAGAATGGAGACTCAAGATAACCCCAAGGACAATCGGTCGCCATCAAGATCCAGTATCGGTGAAAATTGAAAGACTAAGAACTCCTGGTTGGTGGCAAATGACAGTCGATCGCGGTGGCTATGGAACTGAGGTCCATACTGGTACATTGTTCAACATTGATGGTGATGGGCATGACTGTCTTGAGTACATCGTTAATCGTGACTCAGAACTTGTGAGAATCAGGATCAATCCGTTCCATGATGGAGTCCGCTGGAAACCCCTCGAGTCAAAAGGAATCATAACTGACCTCGCTCAGAGCTATCCAGAGATTCGCTATTGTCCGGCGACTCAGCAGTATTATCAGGATGGTTGTCCGATTCCCAATCCAGACCTCCCTGAGGGAACCTGGTATCTTAGGGGCGCTGTCCTCGAGACCTGGGGACCACGGGAGTATCAGAGAGCCCTCGACGCTATGTCCGAGTCAGACATCAAGGAGGATTTTCTAATGGTCCCGAGAATCACTGATTTCCGAAGTGAGCCAGACTTGACGGATCTGTCGTGGTATCCGGAGTATGAACTTATCTATCGATACTGTAAAGAAGTCAATTGTCAGGCTGTCATCTCCAATAGAGATATAGGTGAGGAAGTCGAAGCAGAGTCGCCAGAGGAATTCGAGAATTCTATCAGGGAGCCGAGAACAGACTGGACTTACAAGGTAGTTATGCCTGGGACTCAGTACTCTGAGCCCATCTGTGTAAACCCGGATCACCAGACAGATATTGGTGTTAGATATCTGACGACCGAGTATGCCTTGTCCGAATCCAATACAGAAGCACCTGGAAAACGCTGGAAGACAACTGTTCCAGATCGTGGAGCCTCTCAGTATGTTTGGACGAGAACGTCGGTGGTCTACTATGACAATACCTCCGACCGGATTGAGCCAATGGTACTCATGCCATCGGATACAGTTGTCGCCGAGTATCGACTCTCAGAGAGTCCCTCCGAGTTAACCCCTGGCGATGCATGGTCCACCGATACCCCTGAATGGAGGGCTGGCACGTACCTATGGGTTCGTCATAAGATCTTATGGTCCGAGCCGAAGACAACCTTGTATTATCGTTGGGCCGGATCCGCCTGGACACAGGTGATCATTGGTCGAGAATTCTGTAATCCTTGGCTAAACGAGTTCATTTGGAATTATGTTCGCTGTACTGATTCCCTTGAAAATCCGAAAGACCTAGATCCCGATAATCGACTGGTGTACTTCTATCGTGAACTCACTGGACCCACCGGTGAAACGCGGCCCGCCTATTATGCATTCCTTGAGGGAATACTGACTGATACACATAATTTTGACCGATCTGATCTGATGTATGAGTCGCCAGTCAGCGATCCACTGTACCTGACCGACTCTGAGACGGCCCTGGATGTCGCCTTGGAATCTAAGAAATCTAATTTTCTTGTCTCCGATGGCTACGGTTACTATTACCGTAAGTATTTCAATCATACCGGGGATGGTCAGTTTAATACAAGTATCCTGTGCAGATTCTACCAAAGCAAATTAAGCCGAGATCTGGATCGCCGAAAATGGGATATAATTGGCGCTTTAACGACTTCAAGGGCTTTAGAAGTGATACAAGGGGTACTTGATTCCTTTACGGCGTCATTCAAGCTCGTCGCTTATGCTGTCCTGGATGATTATACCGTGGATAGACAGTCTGGATCAATTAATTTATGGATTACCATGAGATCTAAAGAACTCGTGGATAAAGATATAAACTTAAACATAACGTTAAATTATACTAATTAAACTATGGCAAATTCAGTTGCTTCATTAGTCCGTGGTTCCGATGGTCACATGAACTTTATCCAGTACGAAACCTATAAGGACAACAACAAAGAGTTCCTTCGTGGTGACATGTGGGAGCTGGAATTCACCAATCCTCCGAAGATCGTATACTTCCCAGGTAACGATTTGATCAATGCTAGATTGAATCAGGTGAATCTCGGTATTGACACTAGCTCTAGTGGTTTCGAGAAGCGTATGCGTGGTAACTACGTTATCTTCCAGCAGACTGGTCAGCAGACCTCTGGTCAGATTACTCTCCAGTTTACCGACCGTGAGGATCAAGCAATCTCTTACTTCGCCGATGACTGGCGTCAGAAGATCGCTGACCGTGATACCAAGTATTCATTCCGTAAGGATGATTTGGTTTGTGATATCAAGCTTGTGATTACTAACTCTAGCCGTATCGACGTTCGTACTCTGAAATTCTACAACTGTATCATTCAGGACGCAGGTCTTGATGAGAATGGTGTAGCTGAGGACGGAACAGATCGTGCTGAAGTGCCCATCACACTCAAGTTTGAGCACTACAGCCGAGACTGGGAAAATCTCAGCTGATTCTAAGATTAAAATCTGTTGGAATAGAGATATTCCAACAGATACTGAATAAAACAAACTTATTTTAACTATGTTCGAGAAAGGAAGTACAGAAAAATTTATTCAAAAAGCCGTCGAAAAATATGGCGAAGGATTATATGATTATTCGGAGGTTAACTACATTAACAACTATACTCCTGTAAAGATTACTTGTTTAAGGTGTGGAACAGAACTAGAAATACCACCTTATAGGTTCCTAAGGGGTGAAGTATGCAAATGTCAAAGACAGTATAAGAAGATTCCTCAGTTGACAAAAGAACTTTTTATACTAAGAGCCGAAGCCAAATATGGAAAAGGGACTTATGGGTATGACCAAGTCGATTATAAAAATTGTTACACTAAAATAAAAATTTGGTGTCCAAAATGCCAGGAGTTCTTTGAAATAATGCCTTCGACTTTCCTAACAAAGACCTCTAATGTTGGTTGTCCTAAATGTAATCAAAGATTGATGGGCCTAAATAATAGAACCCCACAAGATGAATGGATAGCCAAAGCTCAGGCTAAATGGGGAGATGTTTGTGATTATACAAATACAGTATATACTGGAACTAAAAATAAAGTAACAATCTATTGCAAAGAACATCAAGGATATTTTGAACAGTACCCTGGAACACACCTCAATGGAGCCTACGGATGTCCAATATGTTCTTTCAAACATACCGCTTCCGAAAGTATTGGAGAAAAGAATGTTCGTCTTGTCCTAGAAGATCTTGGCATTCAATACGATCAGGAACATTTTGTCATCGGTGAGATAGAGGGAAGAAATAAAGATCAGGTAAGAATAGATTTCAGCTTTGAATATAAAGGGAAGAAATTCTGGATTGAATATAACGGCGAACAGCATTATCATTTTATCCGGTTCTTTTCTCACGGTGACGACGAATGGTTAGAGAAACAAGTAAAACGAGACGAAAATATTTCTCAATATGCTAAGGATCATGGAATAGAATTAATTACCATTCCGTATACTTATGTTGACTATGATGTCCTTCATGAGGCAATTCTTAGCGCTCTCGAGGGTGACAATCATATAATAATCCCAGAAATTGACTATGGAAATCGACGATAAAGATAAAACTAAACACTACCAAGAACTCATGAACTATCTCGGCCTAGAGACCGTTGAAGAGGCAAAACTCTTTGAACTCCTAGAAACCGAATACATGCAAATGGGTCCTTGGGGAGCTAAGGTAATGACCTATCTTAGATCCATCCTAAGTCGCAACAAGCGATACACAACATACATTCAGAAAGAGGACCAAGACCTCTTCAAGAAAATAATGAAGGACTCCTTAGATGTCCTTGGCCTAGAACTTAAAAACTATGATAAAATTCAAGGAATCGACACACAGTCTGAAGGAGGATCTGGCGAGCCTCCTACAGTCTAAAGAGGACGTCTTACTAGGTCTCCTCGGAACAGCTGGGGCACAGGGCCTGGCGACTGATCTTCTCAAGAAAGACAGTCTTAAGGATATCTATGATAAGCTCCCAGAATCTCTCAAAGCCAAAATTCATAAAGACCAGGATCTCAGCAACTTTGAAAAACTTCAAGAGACTGAGATCGTCAAACGAGAACTTGGTGTTCAGGTCCGACCGAGCCTAGATTCACTGGAGGCTCTTAATAGTTACTATCGGGAGACTAACCCCCTGGGAAAAATAAAACCCTAGATTCGCTCTAGGGTTTGTTCAAATTGTCTGAGAATATCCTGACCAGAGGTATATGGCTCAAGCCAGGTACACTCGGTGATACCGGGGATCTCGATGACATACGCCGGATCCTCAGGGATACCACGATCGTGGAAACACCGGAAGCCTTTCGGGATTCTCTCAAGATCCTTCGGTGGAGTCCCCAGGAATCGCCAATGTTTCTTGGGGATTAAGGCATAAACAGTTGCCTTTGTTATCAAGGTCTCACCGGACCCAACATATCCGTAGACTATCTCAGTAGTTCCGGGGATAGTGGTAGTTCGCTTGAAGTGTTTCGCTTGGAAATTCTCAAGGGCTCTTCTTGGTACCACTCGGTCTGAAAATTTTTGAATTTTTGAAATATGGTAATTCCAGACCCCAGGGACCTTATATTTGAGGTAACCCTCAGACATATAATGCTTGTAACCATACTGCCCAATCCCATTCAGGGATGTCCATGAAATCTCCGGTGAGTCGTAAAGATCTGTAGTAAACTCACCGGGTGGTACAAGCAAAATAACTTCACATGTCCTCTTGGTAACATCCAAGGGGATATAAGAATAAACAATATATCTTTTCATACAAACATAAAGCTCTCAGGAGTTCCGAAGTCGGATCCTGAGAGACTAAATTTTTCACACTATATGAACGTTTTAACATCACAATTACCAAGTGGTGGCTACGGATACTCTTTCTCGAGTGTCTCCGTCAGTCCCCTTAGCTTCCTTCAGATAACAAAATACATCGAAGGATGCCCCGAGAATGATAATCTTGAAAAATATCTGTACGATCTGAAAATGTTGATCGACGAAGACAAGAACGTCTTGGATCTCTACATCATGGACGCCGACTTCCTGATCTTCTATAAGAAACTAATCACTGTTTCTTCTGACACAACATTCCAGGTCTCGATCAATTGCCCGGTCTGTGGTCATAAGATCAACACGCAAATCTCAATGAATCATGATATCCATTTCAAGGCAATGGAAAAGAGCACAATGGAAGGCGCTGAAATCGAAATGGAGAATGGTCATAAATACACTACAATCGTGCCGACTGTCCGCGAGTTCTTCAGAGTCTTCGAAAGATACTTGAAATTCAGAAAAATTGAGGACCTCAAACTCATTAAGACAATTAGTCTTATTCAGTCTGATTATCCTAATCAAGTCGAGGAAGACGTCCTGGGTGCTAAACACTCAGACATCACTCTTCTCTTGGCCCTCTATGAGCTATACTTTGATCGTGTTGAAACTATCCCCGTGTTCTGTCCAGAATGCAATCGGGACAAAAAATTGGAAGAAAGGAGGGAGATAGCAGTAAGTGTCGATTCGCTTATTGCTGACTTCTTTCGAGAAGTCTGTATCAATTGCCCAATTGATGGGGATAAAATTCTATTTAAACAAGTTCGCGAAAGTGGACAACATCGAGGAGTACAGCCTGGGGACAGTGCTGGCCCTGAACAAAGAGTATACTAATTTCCTTGAATCAACCGAGGGACTCGACCCAGATTTCCCAGGAATGGACTTCTCTGGAAACGGCAAGAAAGTCTCCGGAACCAATGCGACGGTAGCCCAAAGTCGGGGTGCCAAAGGCATGGAAGGAATAAATAACAATAACGATAATAATGGAATCTAGAGAATCACAACGTGATAAACGAGTTCAAGATGTCATCAATGGGCGTCCCTCAGGTGGTGGGGACAGTCCAACAGCATCGGCGATGAGAGCTCGTGAGGAAATACAAGGCATAGAAGCTGAGCGCTCGGCGAATCTGGAACGA